GTTATTAATATAGTACTTAATATCATATAATTTCCTTACGGGCCATGTTACAAAATCTTGAATGTGGCCCAGTGCTTCTTCCGCGAGCCAGTAACGAAAGTTGTGCTTCATTTGGGCCGCAGTGGTCCAATCATCCCATTCTTCTGCTGTGCCCGCACTCAATTTCTTAGTGCCGCGAAGCCAGTCTGCAAAAGGAGTACAACTCCAGTAATTGGTATGATGTGCCATTATACTTTCTCGTATGTTTGTGCGAATATATCTCGTTTGACTACACCGTAGTCGTTCTCACCGTGACGAACAATAACATCTTCGTCTGTATTATAGTGTAACTTCTCACCCCAGCTGGTGTCAACCGATCCGGAACGATCTGCCAATTTGGCCCATTTAATAATCTTCTTTGGTGTACAGACACCATCACCTAAGTCGTCTTTAAGTTCGTCAAAACGTTCTGGGCTAATTGGATACTGCTCACCTTTTGGTCCAGTCATAATGTAAAAACCCTTAGGATATTTAACTGGGCCTTCTAAGGTATCAATAGTGCCAGGCTCATCTGCAATTTCATAACGTTCTTTGGCAGGGCGTTTGTAGGCTTTAAATCCGCCATCTTTAAACCATGCGTCGGTGATGTGTAAACCTTCTACAATGTTAATAAATTCACGGATCATTTACGATCTCCGAACAGTTGCAAAAGATTAATAAACAAGTTAATAAAGTCCATGTAAAGAGTCAAGGCACCGCGAACTTCAGCGGCTGGGCTAGTTTCGGTACTTAGCTCTTCACGAATTTGTTGTGTATCATAAGCAGTGAGTCCCAAAAAGATAATGATTGCTAATGCACTGATAACCATTTGCATCACAGTACTACCAATAAAGATATTAACAATACTGGCAATAACAATAGCAATCAATCCCACAAACATGAACTTACCAAGGCTATCCAAACTTCGTTTAGTAAAGTAGCCATATCCACTCATTACTCCAAACAGGATTGCCGCTCCCATAAAGGCACTGACAATACTTCCCATTTCAAAAACGGCAAAGATTGTGGCAAAGCTCAGACCCATCAAGGCCGCAAATCCATGCAGGCATAGCTGTGCTACACCTTTGCTAGGATCGTTACCCAACACATAGCTGATACCAAAAATTGCCACCAGCGGAGCAAAAATTACAATCCACTTTAGTACACCGGTAAAAAAGAACGCCAGCAACTCTGGACTAGTGCCCACACCGTAACTGACAAACATGGATACAATAACAGCTAGACTCATGTGTCCGTAGACCCGTCCCATTGCTGAATTAATTTCACTAGCAGAACGATAATTTAAAATACCACCATTTGTATAATTTGCACCAAACATATTATTCTCCTTTAATAAATTGCGCCAACTTAGGCGACTGCCATCCAACTGGCTTTAATACTTTGCCATCTTCACGCTTTCGAACTTTGCCAGTGTCGTGATCAACTTTGGCAAAGTTAGTTTTCATAACTTCTTTCCAAGCACCTTCTGCGTCAAATCCTGCACTATGGATTGCTCCGATAGTAACAACTAATATATCAATTAATGCATCCAGTTGTTCTACACGATCATCCGATAGTGTGGCTTCTAACAATTCTTGATGTTCTTCATCAATTAACTTGATATACATGGCATATTGCAATTCATTAAACTTGTCAACACTTTGGTCGCAAGCCTTCATAAATTTTTCTTGATCTCTAAAAGGGTTTGTCATTATGCCATCCTATCCACATTTTGTCCCGGGCGATTCATCCGTCGATTCATTTCCATTCTTGCTTCTTCGTTGGCTTTGATATTTGCTTGTACACGTCGTTCTTCTAAACGGAGTTCTTCGTGACGTTTGTCCAGCTTTTTAACTTCTGTCTGTCGATACATTTCTGCATTTTGTGCAGTTACCCTACTGATCTCTGTCATATTTTTTCTCCTATTTCGAAACCACGGAACCGTAAGAACCTTGGAAACCGCAAACTGTATGTACCGTCTTGGTTCCTAGTGACGGCATCTGCTCGCACTTCCACGACCTGACCAAATAAGTGATCACGTGAATTCCAATAACTATCGCGATCGCTATCGCTAAAACCACTGCCAACGTTGACTCGAATGTTTTTGTTGTCGTCGATCCCTTCGCATACAATCGCTCCAAGTCGTCCAATATTTCTTCCTGTTCCTTCTTCAACATCCACTACCTCCAAACTTACTTCAATAAACGGCTTGAGCTTGAGCCATGCCACACTGCGTTTACATTCATACGGCGCCTCGGGATCTTTAATCATAATACCTTCATAACCGCCTGCGACTGCCTTTTGATTGATTTCTTTGTAACGCACTTGTCCAGCATCAGTGTCTAAATCAACCAGCTCATGTCCAACAACTGCAACATTGGGTAACAGGTGTTTATAAGTCTTGTGCCAGTAGTATATCATGTCACTACGAGCAGATTGATCCTTGTCCCAAAAACCTTTTTCAAAATCTGCTAATGGTATTACATCAAACAAATTAAGGATGGCATCTCCTGCTTCAACATTGTCCTTGCGGTGTACTTGTTTCATTAAGTCTTGGAAACTGCTACTCATAATTTCACCGTCTAAAACAACATCTATATTTTGGTCAGTACCATGTGTTTTGACCACATTACTAAGCTGTTCTGTTATGTGAGGAAAGTTTGCAAGCTCTTTGCCATTGCGACTAAACATGTCCACACGACCGTCACTGCGTACAATAGTGATAACACGAACGCCATCAAGTTTAACTTCGATAAGTTTTTTGCCCGATACCTTTGACTCATGATTAGCACTATCGTGAGCAAGCTGGCAACCGAATACAGGAATAGCGTAACTAGCATATTTCTTCTCTACTACTTTGTTGATTGTTTTTTCGCTCACACCACAGCGCAAGTCTTTGATAAGGATACGACGATACCAGCCATTCCATTCTTTTTTGGTAGCCGACTTCATCATAGCTTGAATCATATCACGTGCTGTATTGCCGGTGACGTTGCGAGTAACAAAACCAGTAAGAGCGAGAGTAAAACTATCCCAAGGTAGCCCAGCGCCATCTTCATCTTTTTTCTCCGGTATTTGTTTGAGTCCAAACGTAATCATCGGATCAAGAGCCAGTCGGCATCCTTCGAAAAACTCATCACACTTTTCTTGTGCAATGACTTCGATTATACCTTCTTTATCTAAACGTGAATTATGGGTTTCTAAATTCCAAATATGACTGGCACAAACGCTCATTTTGACTCCGATGATTAACTGTATAAGTTTATATTATACAGTGTAATTATCAGTATGTCAAGTGGTTTGTGGTCTTAAATGGCTTGCCGGTGTAAGCATATTCTAATTGACTCATTATTTTACGCTTCATTTGGCTAACTTTTGGATGGTTGTGATCGTACTCAAATGCTTTCATAAAACGACCCCAACCATTTGGGCGTACTCTTTTTAGTACAGGGCTGTCCAAATATGCTTTGATAGATCGAGTATCCCAACCAAACTTATCAATCATATCTTGAGCCAGATTGAAACTGTGTGCGCCCATTTCATCTCTGTGTCCGTAATACTCTTGTTCTCGACGATCCCTGGCATAGTATGCTGTGCTTTCGTATCCAGGAATATCTTTGAAATTTCTAGCACGATATTGTCGTGTATGAATAACTTCATGTAGTACTGTATCAGCAAACAGTCGGCAAATACGTTCCCATCGATATAGGCTAGTTTTCATTGTGTTGGCAGTGGTAGGAAATGACAGTGTAATTTCGATAAATCGCTTGTTTCCTGCAACATCAAAATAACTGTGATAAGCGCCGCCAATCCAAACTTCGCCTGGTTTAACGGGCTTATGTCTGTTGCTGGTTACTTTGAGTGGTAAGTGAGCTTTAATATGCTTGCTCATCAGTCGGGTAATTTCGCCAATGGGTAAGCGCCTATCTACAATCTCAGATTTGAGTTCGTAAAGTGTTGAATACAACGTGTTTCGATCCAATGCAGACCAATTAAACGCTTGGCGGGTCATAGCACACTCCTAGTAAGTATATTTATATTATACTAGGGTGTACCATTATGTACGCACTTTATGGATATTTTTCCAACAGCAAACCAGCCAGTCGAATAAATACTTCATAAACTGCATAGGATTTGAATATGAGTGATTTAAGAAAGCTAATGGACCATTTGGTACACATTGAGAAAGGTGGCGAATTCATTCGAACATTAAATCCTGTTACTGGTCGTATCTTTAGTCAACCCGTTATTGAGGCCGCTACGGCAGGTGCTAAGAAATGGCCCACAAGTGACGCTGAAATTCGTGCATTTCAAAGAGCCAATCCGCCATTACGAGTAGATGGACTTATTGGAGAAAAAACACTGGCCCAATTGCAACAACTGGGCTATGTTCCGCCAGCTGAATTCAAACCAGTTGCCAACAAAGCCTCGGGCCCCGGAGCAGATATTGGTGACGAGCCAGCAGGAGACTTAGGAACACCTGCCGCAAGCAATTTGTCAGATTTTTCTAAAGATTCAAATGCCGCAGGTAAATCTCAATATTCAACTGTAGACCCTGCAATGCATGGCGGCGCGGCCGCTATAGCTGCCAAAACCAAATCTCAAAAGAATCCCAACGGTAACGGCGGTCATGATGGCTCCGGTATTGCTCCCGACGCTGACCCTGAAGATCCCAAACTATGGCCGGCCGGTGTTAGGGCCGCGGCAGACTTTGGTTACCTAGATCCCGAAGGCATGTGGATTCCTACACCGTTTCACTTTAGAACTGAAGAAGGCAAATGGCGTGTTCCTAAAAACAGTCCGGCAAATCTAGTAGGTATCCCAATGAATACATGGACACCTTTTCAGCAGAAACTGGAACAGTTGAAGTCAAAAAATACTAGCAACAGTGGTTCTGCTATTGAAAAACAAGTGGCCGTGCAACTGCCTGGAGGTGCTCCTCAGATACCAGGATACAAACAAGTTGATGCTGGCCGATTCAGTACAGATGGCCGAGAGCCTGGCCTGAATAAAACTCTGGGTTGGCAATATGCTTATCAGAAAGGTAAAAATATTGTTTTGATTGCACCCATGCTATTTCCCGGCATGAAACCCAGCATAGGTAGACTCTACCCTAGCTGGGCCGATGATATTGGCAATATACGTAGTGGCTATGGAGCTCTTAAAACAGCAAACGGTACAATACACGTTTCAGGACTATCCTTCAATTACAATGATATGATTTTTGACGTTGTGATTCATTCCACTGACCCTGACGTTGGTCCCCAAGTTCTACAGACTATAAAAATTTAAATAAATTCTTTCAAATCGTCTCGAATAGTTTAAGGGCGTTTTGTTATGATCTCGTCAATTAAACCGTAATCCAAAGCTTCCTGCGCACTCATAAATTTATCACGTTCCATATCATGCCTAAACTGTTCGTAGGTTTTGCCCTTTGAATTATGATTAACATAGACCTGCGTCAAATTCTTCTTCATTTTGAGAATCTCTTCAACTTGGATTTCCATGTCAGTAGCTTGTCC